CCGATGAATAGCTCGGCAATCTCCTCGACCAGCGTCATCAGCGGATCGCAATAGTCGGTATCCGCGGGGTCGACCTTTTTGCGGACACCCACGTCGACGCGGTATTCCTTCCGCAGCGAGCCGCGGGTCTCGATCGTCCGTGACACCCCGGCCGCAACCACGGTCACGTCGATTGCCTGCAACACTTCCAGGTCGACCTTGGGGACGTACCGCCGCACCGCGGTAAACGGCTGCGACAATTCGGCGTCGTTCAAGGCGGCAACGACTGCATCAGCGATGTCCGTTAGTTCGCTCACTTGCCGTCGGCCCCCTTGCCGTTGCGTTCAATCGTGGAGCGAATCCAGGAGACGTCACTGACTAATTGCGTCAGATCGTGTTCGATCAATCGCAGCCGGGCCTCGTGGTCTTCGATGCAGGTCTCCCGGGCCTGCATTTGCGTACGGACCGTGGCCCGCTCCGCGGAGGCCGACCACACCAGGCCGATGACCGTAGCCAGCCAGGCGATAGCGACCGCCCCGCAACTGAGCAGCCATCGCCGCCGGCCGTTGTTCGCGCTCGTGGTCATCGCTCACTCCGTGCGAATGTGTTTGGTGTGAAGTCGGATGCGATGGCGGTGGCTGGTGGTATAGCGCCAGCTCGGTTCCTTGCCGAAGGGGCAGACCTCGTAGACGTGGACCGTCTCGCCCTGCGTCCACTTGATCAGGTCACCGTCGGCCGGCTCCACGGCCGCCTCCTCGAAGACGTAATCAGCCGCGTCGAGAATGAAGTCCTGCGATTGCGTCTTTTCGATCAGCACACCGTAGACGTCCTGTTGCTCGAACTCCGTCCTGCCGATCGAGGCGCTTAGCTCGTCAATCGAGAGTTCGCCACGGTGCACGCTGACCGTCTGCGCGGCCTGTGCTTTCATGCGGCCGCCCAGCCAAGCGAACGCCGTGGCGAACTGGTCCGTCATCAGCGCGGCCCTCAGTCCTGTCCGAGGCGAACCCAGACGGTCGTGTCGGAGGCCGCGGCGTCGTTGGTCACCTTGCCGAGATACTTGTTCTCGCCCTCGGTGTCGGTGGCCTGCTCGTTCTCGGCGTCCCAGTAGACCTTGGTTCCGGCGCTCAAAGCCGAGCTGGTGTCAGACGCCTTGGGAAAGGCAAACACGCCGTCGACGCGCAGGGCGTCCTTCACGCCGGAGTCGATGTCGCTCGTGGCCACACCGACCAGGTCCTCTTGGACCACCACATCGCCGGCCGAGACGTCGCTGTCCGGCGTGTAGTCGATGTAGCTGCCCTCATGTTTGAAAACTGCGGTTGCCATCGAATCTCACTCCTCTTGGATTGCGAGTGGGTTGGTTGGTTATGCGGCACACTGCCGGGTTGATTACTCCGCAGCGGCTCCGAGGCTCATCACGCCGGCCCGCTTCTCGACCTGCGCCACGCCGAAGTCCCAGTAGGCCCGATACTGCATACCGAGCTGGTGGAAGTCGGCATCGTCGCTCTCGATGGTGGGGGTCCGCTGGCCGCGGAGATAGGCGATTTCCCAGCAGGCGATATCCGCCGGGTTGGCCAGCAGGTACCAGGCCGTCGAGCTGTAGCCGGTGAGGTTGGAGTTGCTCAGATAGGGCGAACACTCCACCCGCCATTTGCCGGCGTGCGGGTTGTTGGCCGGCTTGGGCTTGTTGGCCGTGGTCAGCTCGTTCACCCGGGTCTCGCTGTAGAGTTGCTGGCCGGTGACCTTCAGGGCGGTCGGCACCAGGAGAATCGCCGGGCTGATCACCACCGGATCGCCGGCCTCGTCGGTCTGATCCATGAAGGTCTGCTCGGCCGTGGTCAGCGAGGTGATTTGCAGAACGGTGTCTGCACCGCTGATGTAGTTGCTGTTGGCCGCCGCGAAGAAGTCACCGGTGTTCGCCAATACCAGCGTGAACACGGCCTTCTGTAATGCCAGCGCGGCCTTGCGTCCGAGCAGCCGCGGGATCTGGGCGAAGGCCCCCAGGTCGTCGTTGATGATCTGCTGACGGTTCAGCCCGATCATCTGGCCGTAGGTGGCGATCTTGTTGGTGTAGCTCGTCTCGTCGAACTCACCGTGCTTGATCTCACCGTCGGCACCGACTTCGAGAAACTCGCCCTTCTGCACGAGGCGATAGCGGGTGTGCGTGTGAAAGTTGCTCACATCGGTTTCGCTACAGATCCGCTGTGCCACCTGGTCGACGGCGAGGAAGCTGGCCATCAAGCTCTTGTAGGCGACGGCGCCGAGGATGCCTGACAGGCTGACCGTCGAGAACCCGCTTGCCCGGAGTTGCCGATCGGCCTCGAAAGCGGTGCGGATCACGTCGTTGTCGACCACGCCGATGCGGACCGACTTGCCGGCCGCGTGGATCGTGTGGTAGAGCAGGCTGTGGATGCCTGCACCACGGAGCTTGCGATCTGTGGCGGCGTCGATCACCTTCTCGGGATACCACTTTTCCAGCCGCTTCTCGGACACGCCGGCCGATTGGCACATCGCGCACTCCAGCGCGGCGCCCTCGTCGGGCTGGTAACCGGCGGTCATCGAGGGCGAATCCTCGCGGCCCTTCCGCAAGATCTCCACCTCGACGTGTACCGGCTCCGTTCCCTCTTCGATGGCCTTGGCCTCGATCTCCGGGTGCTTGCCCGCGCAGATCTTGCGGATCTCGGCGACCCGCTTGGATTCCGCGGCAAGCTCGCTGCGGAAGTTGGCGACGATCGCGCCGGTATCGACCGAAGCCGAATCGTCCTTGGCCTCGTCAGCCGGCTTTGCAGCCGCCTTGATCTTTTTCTTCCCGTCACCGTCGCCGTCTTCGTTGTGCGGCGGGGAGTCCTCGTCTTTCGGCTTGGCCTGCTCTGCGTCGTACATCGCTTGCAGGCTCTTGCACTGCTCGTCGCTGAGCTTGTCGGGCTCGTCGAAACCCTTGGCTGCGAGCCATGCTTCAAAGGTCATTGCGATTACCTCCAATTGGCTGGCCGTGGCGGCGACCCGCGCTGAAGAGCCGCGGTCCGCGCCCAGCGGTACAAAACTAATTTCCTCCAGAGACGTTTTCCGGGCGATCAACAGCGGCCCGGTGTACTTGCGACCGTTGACGTCGGCCGTCTCGCCGTCGTCGAGGTAGACCATCTTTTCGATGTCGGCCCCGATACTCATCTGCCAGGGAAAGCCGTTTTTGCCGGCCTTGATGACCCGCTTGGCGTGGCGTGAAGGGCTGGAAAAGACACCGGCTACCTTGATGTGTTTGCCCACCTCGATCGACTCGCTGTGGCCGAGGATGCGGTCCCGGCGGTGGTTCAGCAGGATGGGATGTGCGCCGGCGCGAACCTTCACACCGTCCAGGTCGACGATCACCGGTCGATAAAACTCGGCAAGCCGCATAGGCACGCCCGTATAGGCCGTGCCGCGGAACGTGGTCAATTCCTTGTCGCCGTCCTTGGCGGCTTCGATCTCGCAGGCCGTGGCCGTTTCCAGGTCGGCCTGCATCCGCAGATGTGAGGGGACCGAGGCAGCCTCAAGCCTCTTGCTTTTGGGCATTGCTCTCCTCCTCTTCTGCCTCTGTGTCCGGCCCGGCCGATTCGCCGAAGACCTGTTGCCGTTCCAGTTCCCGCAGCTCGTCGACGGAGATCCCCAACTCGCGAGCAAACTGTTCCTCTTCGACCTCCCAGTCGGCGCCTTGCTTGGAGTGATAGGCCGCCTTGGTCAGCAGGCCGGCCTTGCGGAGTCGAATCGCCGCCTCCGCTTCCTTGAGCGGGTCGACGTGTTCGTGGCCGTCCCAGGCCCAGGTGTAGGGGTAGAGGCTCAGATTGATCGACCTGGGGGAAATACCCGATGAGGCTGCCAGGTATTCGCGGAGCCATTCCAGCAGGATCGGCCGCAGCACGACGCGGGTGCGCTCGTGGCGGGCGACCTGGATGGCCTTGAAGTAGACCTGGTGATCGAGCCGGCCGGAGGCGTAGTTGTATTGCGACGAATCGCCGGCAATGACGTTGAACGGCATCGAGAGGCAGCGGCCGATCTCCTTCAGGAGCGTGGCGACGAACATGTCGAACGTGGTCGGCGGCTGCTCTGCTCGCACCTGTCCGAGCTGGTAGCCCTCGGGAAGCATGGTCGCCATTCGCTTTTCAAGCTCAATGGTGTCCATCGCCTCCCAGCCGGAATCATCTTCGTTGCTGGCCGGATTGTTTGATTGGATCGTCAGGGCGACGTCGGCGACCGCTTCGGCGGCGGCAACAACGGCCCGCATGTAGCGGCGCAACTCGGCAAACAGGGGCAGGGCCGGCAGGATCTCCGGCAGGCCGCGGTGTTGCCCCGGGCGGTCGGCGCGGAAGTAGTGGATCACCCGTTCCGCCGGCCAGTCCTTGTAGCTGCCGGCCGGATTGATCTGCGTATCGCCCGGGTGCTCGCTGAGAATCCGGTAGCTGGTCGGATTGCCGTCGGCGTCATAGCGGATGCCGTCGACGTGGCCGGCCAGATTGAAGACCGCATCGGGGTCAGTTACGCGGTCGGCCTCGATCAGTTGCAGGTCGAGTTGCACCGGACCAGTTAGACGCCGATTTGTTTTGAGCACGGCGAAGCTCTCGCCGTCCTGCGCCTCGGCCACCCGCATCGTGCGGAGCTTCGCCGCCAATCCAATCTCTTCGGCCCATTCGCTGAAGGCGGCTTCGATGGGGGCGCTGTCGGCGGTCAGCATCCGCAGCCGCGGACCGCGACCGATCGTGTCCTCTGCCAGCGTTTGCAGGATGCCGCGGGCATAGCTGTTGTTGGCCACCTCATAGCGGGCCCGGCTCCGCAACGTCCTGCGGATCGTGGCGGTCGCCGCGCCGTCGGCGGAGAGGTAGTCGGCGTTGACCCAGTGATTGGTGTTGTCGGTGATCGTCTGCGCCGCGTCGAAGCGGGCCATGATCGAGACCTGCCGGCGGCTGAGCCGCTCGGCCTGCTTGTTGGCCAGCTTGAGTCGCTCCCGGGCCTTGCGCTTGGCCTTCTTGCCCATCAGACGGTCCCCGGCGGTTTGATCGGGATGAACCGCAGGCCCGACTTGCCGGCCTTGGCGACCCGCTTGGCGGAGAGATAGCGATCGGCGTCGATCACATCGCGGAGCGGATGTTGGGTGAAAGAGCCCTCGTCGTTTCGCGCCTCTTGGGCGCCGCCCGCGTTGGCCTCGATCGTGTCGTCCAACTCGTCTGTCACGTCGCGCTCCAGTACAAAAAAAGGGGGCCGCGTCTGTCACGACGCGACCCCCTGA